AAAAGCCAGTAATGGAATGGAATACAGTCAAGAAGATTTGGATGTTATCGCAGGGCGAACACCTATTCGAGCAATGGGAGCTGTTTGCGGGGACTTGGCCGATCTCGGGTTTGATGCGCGATGGTGTGGTTTACGAGCTGCCGATGCAGGCGCACCCCACAACAGGTTTAGAGTCTTCATTGTTGCCTACGCCAATTGTTCGGGACTATAAAGATGGGCAGGCTGCTTCTATGCGTGATGGCAAAGTTTCTTTAGACACTGTTGGGAGAACTGTTATGAACTCAGGTGAAATTACTGAGATTAGTTGGGGAAAGTTTGAACCCGCTATTAGAAGATGGGAAGCAATCACAAGACCTGCACCTGCCCCTACTAAACCTGATGGGAAAGACGGTAATCATAGGTTGAGCGCTGAGTTCACTGAGTGGATGATGGGGTTGCCTGAAGGTTGGGTTACTAGCCCTGAAATAGGACTGAAAAGAAATGACCAACTCAAGGCTTGTGGTAATGGTGTTGTGCCACAACAAGCTGAAATGGCATTGAGAATACTTTTACAAGGTTTGCAGGTTGAAACGGTTATTAGGGGGGGGCTTGATGATGTTTTGCCTACGCCAACTGTTATGGATCAGCGTGACGGGAAACATTTTAGAACTGTTGCCATCAAGAACCTTGCTAACGGTAAGAATAGGGGTTTGAACTTGAATAATGTTGTTGAAGCTATTGGTGTTGATTGGCAGGATGGCGATACTTTCGTTATGACTGAAGATGGTTTGAAGAAGAACTAAGTGAAGAATTGGGACAAAGTGAGTAAATCAAAGTGGCAAGAGTATGAAGCGGTTTGGCAGCACAGTCAGGCACAAGGCAATGACCTGTTGTTGTTGTTAGCTTTAGCGAAACTTAGGCAGGGTTCAGTTATGTATGCCACTAAAGAAACTTTGGCTGAACTGTTGAATTGCAGTGTAGATACCGTTGATAGATCCTTGAAGCGTTTGAAGCGTTTGGGTGAGTTGTCTTGGGTGAAGGGTTCTAGTCATTCGAAAAGGGCTAACCGTTACCAGATTTTGCTACCAGGTTTAGACGCAGTTTCAGGTGCAGTTTCAACCGCAGATTCAAGTTCTATACCCCTGCAATCTGCCCCTTTATACCCCCGCAGTTTGCCCCCCCTAAACAGTAATGAAACAGTAGTTAAAGAAGAAATAACTGTTTTTGAGTGTAGGCAGTTGAGTCCTTTGCATTTGCGTAGTTGTGATCGTGTTGCCGGGGTGCTTGCTCCGTTGCAGGTTTGGGAGTTGATGTTGGCGTTTGAGGGTTCGTATTCTTCCTCTAGTGCGTTCAATGACAAGGTTAGGCTTGAGCGTTGGTGGGGGTTTTTGGATAAGGCTGCAAAGGACAAAGAGTGAACATTGATTTTGAGGAACTTGTTATAGGGACAATACTGAACACGCAAGGGGCAGTGTTGGATCATGTGCATTTGGAGGCTAATGATTTTGATGCGCCTTGGTTTGCTGAAGCTTATACGGTGATTCGTGAGCTTGAGCGTAGTAACAAGGTTGTTGATGTTTTTGCTGTTTGTGCCAAATTGAATCCTGAAGCCCGGAGAAGGGTTGCTAGCAGTTTAGATTTTGGTGTTGTTCCTGCTCACGTTTCTTACTATGTGTCTAGGGTTGTTGAAGCCAGTGTTGATCGGCAGTTGAGTTTGCTTGCTCTTGAGATGCAAGCTGATGGGGATGTTTCTGCCCGCCTAGATAAAGTCAAAAACAAGTTAGATCAACTGAAGTTTGTTGAAGCGTTTGAACTACCTGATTTGCGGTTTGACCTAACGATGATGTTGAAGGAAATCCGTAACCCCCGTAAAACTATTCCTACCTGTTTCAAAGGCTTGAATAACCTTATTGTGGGTTTGAAGCAACAGGGTTTGTATGTGTTTGGTGCAAGACCTGGGGTAGGTAAGACTGTTGTTGGGTTGCAGTTAGCGTGGGAGATTGCCCGTAACGAAGATGTCTTGTTTTTCAGCTTAGAAATGGATAAGTCGAGCCTTTTAAATCGTGTTGTTGCCGGGGAACTAAACATTACACTTGATGCCATTGAACGAAGCAGTATTACCTCTGCACAAGTTCAAGCTATTGATGACCTGATTGTTTCTAGCCAAAACAGGTTGATTATTAGTGATAAGGGTGGGCAGACTGTTGCGCAGATCAGGGGCTACATTTTGGCTGTAATGTCTAAACGTCAGGTAAAGCTTGTTGTTGTTGATTATTTGCAGTTGATTACTGCTGCTAACCCTAGAGCACCTAAGTATGAGCAGATTTCGCAGATTAGCGTTGATTTGAAGAACCTTGCTAAAGAGTTAGGCATACCTATTGTTGCTTTAGCCCAGTTGAATCGTAGGGTAGATAACAAACCTGATGATAAACCTAATGCCAGTGATCTGCGTGATTCTGGGCAGATTGAACAAGATGCTGATGTGATTGTGATGTTGTCTAGGAAGCAAGCTGAGCAAGACATTATTCGTGACAACAAAATAACTAAAAATGATTTTCCCGATCTTGCATTGTTTGGGCAAAAGTCTTTGATTACTTTTGATGTAGTAAAAAACAGGCACGGTGCAACCGGTGTTTTTGATGCCTTGTTTGATGGACAGTATTCCAGGGTGAAGGAATTACACTAAATAGTGTGGAAGATAATCAGGTTGAGTGTCGCAGGTGCGGTTTCAAGTGGGCTGTAAACGCTGAAAAACGTAACCGTAAAGACTTGCTCTGCATTAGTTGCCGGGCTAAACCAGCCAAAGTTATTCAGTATGGCAAGTTACGCTGTATTCCCCATAATGGTAATCTGAACGACAAGCTACAACCCATAGACGATACTGGTGCTCTAGTTTTTGTTGGGGTGCGAGTTTGTGGTCATACAGATTGCGTGAACCCTAAACACATTGTCGCAGGCTAGCAGTAAACTATTTCAAGCAACAAACAAACCATTTATAGAAAAGGAAACTTATGGCTCAGGTCAAGGTAACAGGAAAAGTAAACAAAGTATTCGGCGCAAACAACCAAGGCTTATCCCTTGTTGAGTCTTACAAGTCTGCAACAGGCGAAGACTACACCCGCACCTATACAGTCTGGTATGCAGTAGCACACAACATTGAATTGGAATCAGAAATCACTGTTGTTGGTCAGCTAAGCGCAAAGATTGAAGATTTTGAAGACAAAACAGGGAAACCCGGTCGCAAAGTAAAGTTGGACATCAACAACGCTCAGACACTTGAAGCACCTAAGCCTGCTGCACTTGATCTGCCGTTCTAAATGCCGGTTTGGGTTGTAGGTTTCTTTTTAGGGACATTACTGCTCACTAATGCAATCTTTACAGTTCAACCCTTATCAGCCCTAAACACGCTTATAGGGGTTTTTCTGTATCTCGTAATCTTGATTAACTACTATGGCTAGAAATAGTTTCAGCTTCACTGTCTTTGGTGTTGATCCTGCACCGCAAGGCTCTAAAAAGTATGTGGGGACTAGGCGAACAGCATCAGGGGCTAACATTCCCCTAATTGTTGAGAGTTCCCCTAAACTACCTGCATGGAGAAAGGCTGTTAGTGATGCGGTGAAGCAGGCGATGATTGATTCTGGGGATAGCTCTAAGTTTGAAGGGGCTGTAAAAGTTGAAGCGGTGTTTTATCTAACCCGTAAGAAAACAGTGGTTAGGGCATACCCTACTGTTCCCCCCGATCTTGATAAGTTGTCTAGGTCATTACTGGACAGCATTGGTTTTGGGGGTGTTTGGGGGGATGATAGTCAGGTTGTAAGGCTTGAAGTGAGCAAGAAGTATGCTGAAGGGCAGTCTGGGGTTGCGGTAACTATCAGCACTTACCCCTAATTTGTTTACCAAACTGTTACCTAAAAACTTGTCCTAAATGCTTCCCTTGAGCAACTATTTGAGCCTATACTTGAGTTATCAGCCAAAAGGTTGATACGGACAAACGAAGGACAAAACAAAATGATTAAATACACTAGAGAACTACAAGCAGGCGATGTAATCAAACACATTGACGGTTCAATCGTTGAGATTCTATTTATTCACCCGATCACTGAAGACCCACGCCTATTCGCCATCACCTACTTCAACCGCAACACTCAAGAAAAAGAGTTCGACTATCAGCACGGTGCAGTAGCTTGTGAAATGGTTGGTGCATAATGACTAAGCAACAAATCTGGGATCTGCTAGAGATTTATCGTGAAATGCAGATCGCTAACACGATGGAGCAATACAACAACGCGTTTGAACAACTACACGAATTCATTGAAAACAACTGTTTGAGAGCAGGTGCATAATGTCTATTTGTAAATATTACAGGGTAGAGCATTCAGCAAGTCTTTGTATGTTTTGCAACTCAAACCTATCTGCTCAACAGGTGCTTGAAAACAAGATTGCTGAGCTTGAAGAAGAAATAGTTTCAGCCGAAAAACTACGCTTACACAAATACGTGAGCATCACTAAACAACAGTTGCGTGTGCTGCGCAACGAACTGAAAACAGTAAAGGCAGGTGCATAATGCGTAGCCCAGAAGAACTATTTTTAGAAGCAGTTGAAGCTTACAAAGCTTGGGTTGCCTGCGGTAAAGACTTCGTGAATCACGCACACCTGTTTGATATTTGGGATGATGCTGTTGTTGCCTACGGGCAGTCAGTTTTCCTAGAACGCAATCGTGCAGTGCACCAGGTTCTACAAGGTTTGGATATGGTCAAATGAGAAGACACATCACAAACTCAATAATTATCTTTTTTGCATTGTGGGGTTTCACCCAGTTCATTATCTGGACTAACACCCTTGGTATCCCTGAAATCTTGAAGGGGTAATAATGGGGCGCAGATCCAAAGGCAGAAACAGCCTGTATCTAAAACTCAAGCTGCAACTATTAGGCGCATTGAGTTACTGGCTTGCCGGTGCTTTAGGCAAAGTTGATAAAGAATACTCACAAGCTTTTGTTGAACGCCACGGGCATAAACGCCTAAGTCAAGTTATGGCTGAAGAAGCCGAATACTGGAAGGACAAATATCGTGCCAACTAATAGTGCCGAACAGGTGCGTGAGTTTTATCGCAAACAAGGCGAACAACGAGAACGCCAACGCATAATCGAACTATTGAAGCAACAACAGGTCATTCGCAACTGTGGGGCAACCGGCAAGCTTGTTTTTGTAAACTGCAACAACCTGGAAGTCCTCTACCTGCAAGACGATTTGCTAAACGAGTTGAGCAATGAATAATCGTATGTTTCTGCTGCTTATTGCTGTTGCCCTA